GTGGGGGGTCCCGTCTCAAAGCATATATGTCAATACCTAGAGCACGGCAACGCAACGAGGCTGCTGGCCTCTCCTACGGACCTATTCGGTCCTTAGATAGACGACCAGGCAACACCGAAGTGTTTTCGGGCTCTGCGGGGACATATATATATGAAACGCTCGGCGAACGTATCGAGGATGAAACTCCTGGACGCGCTCGCACGGGGTCTGTCGCACATGTGAAAGTTCAGACAGTTCTGTCTGAATTCGATCCTGTGACTTACGATGATGGAACGTACTATCCCTCTTTGTCACCGCCGTATTGGCGGTCCATTGGGGGTAGTGGGAGCAACTATCCTGTGAAATATCACTATAGTGTGCTTCCTAGACCAGCGTTGAGTGAGTATCTTAGTTCTGGTGCTCTTCGGAGCTACCAGGATTGTGGTACTCTTGCTGGTTTCACGTGGCCATCCGTCGACATGGCTTCTGAAGTAATTAAGCTTCAGAAGTCGGAGACTAAAGTTGACCTATTGGTCAACCTTATTGAAGCCGGTCAGCTTAAGTCCCTTGTTAAAGAGGGACCGAAGTTAGCAAGGGCACTTGTGTCCAAGCTATCTCGCAGCTCGACTGTCTTGAGTAAAGTCTCTTGGAGAGACCGCAGGAACGGAGCTTGGGAGTCAACGTCTGACGCTGCTAACCTATTTTTAGGTTATCAGTTCGGACTTGCCCCCCTACTCCGCGATGTAGTAGCTCTAAAGCGCGAAATCGAGAACGCCACTGATACTATCAGTAGAATAAAGAAACGCGCTAATAAACCACACACATGGAGAAGTCCACTTATGTCTTGGCAAAACGACGCAAATTTTGCGTCCTATGCTAGCTATATGTGGTTTTCTCAGAAACGGTGGACTAAGCAGCCGCTTACTATTAGTAGTATTCGGTACATCGATCACCTACGATTCCCAGATTCGATTATATCGGATATTGGAATCATGGCTCGACGCTTGGGAGTTGTGCCACGTTTCGAAGCTGCATGGGAACTTGTTCCTTTCAGCTTCGTGGCCGACTGGTGTCTTGGGGTTGGGCAGATTGCCTCGTTCCTCGACAACAAAGTAAGTTACCTAAAGTCTCGTGAAATACTTGAATGTTCTATCTCTAGAACATACGAGTATCAGCGCGACTACTTCTGGCAAAACTTCGTTTACCCAGGAGCCTATACAAACGTTGGAAACAGCGTGGTATCTTACTATCAACGTAGTGTTGTTAGTCCCCCTGGTATTACTATACCTGCGGGGAGCGGCTTCGGAAAAATGAAGGCAGCCATAACGGCTGCCCTTCTCCGTCAGAAGAAATTCGGAAAATCCGGATCTTCTGCGGCGAAAACCGCGTACGCGTTAGCCAAACGAGCGAGCTCTGTAGCCCGCTTGCACGCTGCGCATCCTAGACGTCAGGTCTACTCAGACCTGCAACAGTGCTACCAACTGCTAACTGGTAGGCAATAAACCAACAATAACATGGACACTAACCTCACGGTCGATACTGTCGTCTACACGAAAGTGTTTGACGATGCCTCTGGCTCCGTTCGTCGGAATACTGCGTTAGGACTTCAGTCCCCGCGTACTCTGACTATTAAGCATCAAGAGACAGTCGATTCTAAGACGAAGGAACCTAAAGTTCGTTCGCTCGTTCGTTTCGATTTCAGCCAAACGACTGGTACTCCGGCTATCCGGAGTACCGATTCCGTTCAGGTTGTTCTCGAAATTCCCGAATCATCGACTCCCGCTCGAATGCAGGAAGTTATCGACGGTGCCGTGGCGTTCCTTGGAACGTCCGGCCTCGTCACGTCCATCCTTAATCGGGAAATCTAACTGATTAAGGCTGCCCGGTCGTAATGGGGGTCTCGCGACCAACATTACTACCATCTGTGCGACTTCGCACAGAGCATCGGGCCTTGTTACTGTTGTTGGATATCCAAATAAACCTATGAGTATAAACTCGCTAGATATTGGTAATACCAATGTTGAGGTTGCACAGTCTCCACTACATGCCTTCGTTGGCGTGTATCAAGGCCTGCTATCCGAGATAATAAAAAGGGACCCTCTCTCAGAAATGAGAGATGGTCGCTACCTTCGGGACATCACTAGGCGTTTTACGCTTAGGGACGTCTTTGAAGTGTTTCCCGGATACGATAAGGAGTTCCTTATTGCTCTTGAACAGTGGCCTGACCGAGGTGATTCCTTTATGGAGCACCTTTGTCTACGCTTTCCTGTGAAGGAGTTTAGGGAATCATTTCGTCGAGCCGTTTTTAACGGCCACGATGACTTGATCCGATTATATAGATCGGTACTCCGGTTGATGTATAAGCTCAAAATCGCTCATACAAATGATCAAGAAACAAAAGCTCTTGAACGTTTCCAGACGAACAACCGGTCTTGCAAAGACCGTGATGACCTCGGTTATCACGGACATAGCAGTCCCGGTTATCTGGAAGCTGTTAAGCGCATTGTTCAGAATACGGCGTCCCCCGGACTAGTTCATGAGAGGATTTATCCTGCTCATGGCCCGGGAGCTGTTTATGAACAACATACGTCCTGGCTTAAGAGTTCCGAACAGACTTATTATGAGTCTGCTGAGAACACGTTTCCAGCATCGGAGTACTTAAGTGTTGACTATCTCCATTATATGGAGAGAATCAATATAGGTACATCTCCCACCTACGAGGTAATACCTCTCCAGTGGGAGTCAGAGATACCCTGTCGCTTATCCTTCGTACCAAAAGATGCTCGTGGGCCACGTGCTATATGCACGCATCCTACGAATATCATGATGATACAACAGGGTCAGTGGCGGGCTCTCGGTATGTATATCGCTCGCACCATTGGAAGGAATGTTTGTATTCCGGATCAGTCCGTGAATTCAGATATGGCTTCCCTTGGTTGCAGACTAGGGTACGGAACTATCGATCTGTCGGATGCGAGTGATCGCATTCCGGCTGGTCTCGTTCGACTCCTCTTTGGAGAGGAGACGTATTCCTGGTTGTCAGCGACACGAGCCACAAGGGTGATGTACAAAGGTCGGCATCTCTGCGACCTGAGTATGTTCGCCCCTATGGGATCAGCTCTCTGCTTTCCAGTAGAGAGCCTTGTGTTCTACGCCATTACGGCTGCCACTGTCGAAAGACTTGGTGGAAGTCGCGATGACGTATACGTGTATGGTGACGATATCATTGCCCCGTGTAAGTACATTGAGGCAGTGATGGAGGATCTACGTTGGTTTGGGTTTATACCCAATCCTTCAAAGTCGTATTGGAAGGGATTCTTCAGAGAATCCTGCGGTAATGATGTGTTTATTCAACGCACCATCACACCCCTTCAAGTGAAGGAGCCAATACGGCCAGATTCGATCGAATCCTGGAGTGCATGGGATGACGCCTCGCGGCGAGCCCATGAACTCGGATGGCACGCAGTCGGGACTGCTCTCAGCATAGGCTTGGAGCAGGCTATCGGTTTCCGCAAACTCCCCGTAGGCCATTATGGCTCTAAAGGAATAGTTTATCGGACTCCGCCCGACGGTGCGCACGCTGTAAGGCAGTCGTGGTCTTTCGACTACTTCTGCCTACAGCAGCGTGTGCTCCAACTTGACGCCCGTACCTTTACGGTACGTTCTCACACTAGAGAGTGTGTGCGTGATGCCCTGTGTCGCCTTGAGTGGCAACATCGGAAGTCACAGCTGGAAAGCTGTGGCATCAAAGTTGGACAGGAAACTCGATATGCCCTACCCAAGGGCGTCCGAGCGAAGTATGGGTGGGCCCCGGTCATTTGACCGGGGTTCGCGAGAGGCTAGCTTAATTCTTTTGACTTAAGCCAAGTTCTTGCCCACGAAGAAGCTCCCCTAACCAAGGAGCATATTCA